GACGGGGCGCTCGAACCAGAGCGACGTCGTCCATGCGTACTGGTAGCCGGCGAGGGTGCTGCTGTCGAGGTTCAGTCCTTCAACGTCGATGCCCTTGTGGCGCCACCGCTGCGCCGGGGTCGGCAGCGTCTCGGTGATGGACTGGAACTTCGACGCATCGGTGATAACCCACGGCGGATAGTTCTGGAACCCGAGGCTCGCTTCGCATCCCCTGTAGTGCGTGACGTACTTCGTCTCGAACCAGCGAGCCTCGACGTCGTCGTGACGCAGCGCGTTGAACCGCTCGCGCAGATCGGCAAGCGCGTTGGCGAGCCGATTGCCGTCGATGGTGGCGGCGTTCTGGAACTGCTCCCTGGTGAACCGCCGCAGCATCAGGTCGTCTCCGCAATGGTCGTGACGCTCGTGTGCGTCTTCCCGGTCAGGTTTGAGCAGCCGATGATGTAGACGTTGCCGACCACGCCAGCGTTCACCACCACATTGAGCGCGGCTGTCGTCGATGGCTCAAACACGCAGCCAATGAAGTGAGCCTTGCCGGTCGCGTCGATGTCAACGAACTTGCCGGGAAGCCTGCCGGTGTGGAGAAACCGGCAGTTGACGAAGACCGCCGTCGCCCCGGCAGCGACAGAGATGAGCCGGGCTGAGTTGTTGGTGTCGGGGAAGGCGGCGAAGACGATCCCCTCGAACTGGACAAAGCCCGACGACACCTTGACCGGGCCTTCGACCTGCGCGCCCGGCACCCCGCTGACGCGCCATTGGACGCCTTCGATCTCAAAGCCCGAGTGCTTGCCAGCGAGAAGCAAGACCTCGGCCCGGTCGTCGTTGGTCCCGATGGCACCACCGGGCTGAACAACCACGCTGCCGAGGCGGTCGATGCTCGTCTCAACAGCGGTCTGCGCCTGCCATGCCTCGGCGCCTGCGCGGTCTGCCCCCTCGGGAAGCGGCGTCTTAAGCGGGAATCTCGGCGCTCCACGGCTCATCGCCCCCACCTCCGCGTCTTGCCAACGGGACGGATGGCGACGTCCATGCCGTCAACGATAACCTTCTGCGCGCGCCCGCGAACGTGCCCGAAGACCATGGTGGCGAAAGTCTGCCCGCGCGCCGACAGCGAGATTGCCCGCGTGTCGACCTGCTCGTCGTCGATGAGGAAGTTGCCGTCTGCCGGCGTTCCGAGCGAGGACCACGTCGCGACGTTGTTGAACGTCCGCAGGTTCACGGCAGCGGCAATGCCGAGCATTCGGGAGCGCAGCGACACCTTCTCTGCGACGCCGAGGCCGAGGGCCAGGTCGGCGAGTTGCGTCGTCCACTCACGCATGTCGGTCTGGAAGGTGGCGTTGACGAGGCCGTGGACGAACCCTGCTGCCACGTCGACGGGCTCGCCGTTCGACAGCATCCGAAGGAACAGGCCGCGAATGCGCCCCTGCCCACGGTCGGGAAGTTCGAGCCGGTTGCTCTTGATGGCCCAATCAACCGCCTGCGTGCCGTCGTCGTTCTCGACCGTTGGAAGCGAGCCTACCCACCCGAACACCGACATGTCGTATTGCTGGGCGGCATCATCGGTCATGGTCGCGCTAACGATGGATGTGGCAAGCGAGGCTGCCGTGCCGACGTCGCCGACCTTCTCGAAGGGGAGCCACAAGTAAGGCTCCAGGCTTCCCGGCGCCGTGTTCAAGTACGGGTGATGCCCCCAGGTCGCGGCAGCGGTTGCGCCAACGGCGTTGATGCGGACCTGGTTGGCGCCGTAGACGCGGACCTCGTTGCTGCCCGCGTTGACGACCGTGTACCCGAAGGCGTCGCGAGCGGCCAAACGCTGCGCCGGGAAGTCGACGTCCACGTCTTGGTTCGGAACGTCGTGATAAACCGGCGACCAGACGGCATCATCGAAGTTGAAGTGCAGCCGGGTGATGGACGGCTTCTCGACCTCGGCGTTGATGTAGACCGGAAACATCCATGTGTCGCGCGTTGCCGTGGTCTTCCCGAGGTCAGACCCGGCAGGAACGAGCGTCGGCTGCCCGATGACAAAGTAGCCCTTGTCGGTCCCGGTCTTGAGCTTGCTGAAGTAGGCGAGGCCATACCGAGCGTCAGAGCCGGTCCCGTTGTTGCGGTCGAGCGCGCCGCCGACACCCCACTCGCTGATGACAAACGAGGTTGAGGTCGTCGAGTTCGACGCTTGGTCCCTCAACGCGACGCTGTGGGGTCCAGAGACGAGGAAGACCGAGTCGTCGACAGCGGCGAAGTAGGGTGACGGCAGGTTCTTGACCGACCGCGCGCCCTCGACGCAGAACGTCTCCGTTGTCCAAACCGACCACGTCTTGCCTTCCGAGAGGCACATCGCTGCATTCTGGTCAGGCATACCGACAAGAAGCACGTCGAGGAACGGGTCATAGGTCATGTGGACCGTCGAGTCGGCTGGCCATCGCACGAAGGACTCGATGTCCGTGGTGATGTTGGCTGGCGTTCCGGCGAGCGAGTAGTAGGTCGACAGCGGCATACTGACGCCGCCGTCGAACAGCGGCGTGATCGGCTCGGACGCCTCTTGAATGCTCATCCCACCGCCGAAGGCATAGACGCCGTGTTCGTCGGCCCAAAACAACTGCTCCATCCTCCGCGCCTTGGCGAGTGGGCCGAGGCAGCCGATGGAATCCGAAAGGCGTCGAGCGTCGCCGCCGCCAGCGGTCTGCCCAGCGACGGGGCGGTAGGCCCACGTCTCGTTGGCAGTGAAGGCGATGACAACGCCTGCTGTCTCGGCCACGGCGACAAGCGGCTCTTGGGTTGGAAGCTCAACCACGTTCGCGGCATCAATGCTCGCTGGGCGCCCAACGTCCGAGAAGTAGAGGAAGCGGTCGTAGGCGTAGACGATGCGCCCGCCCCAGGTGCAGGCGTCCACCGCGCGCGGGAACTCGCCTTTGCCGAGGTACGAGCGACCGAAGGCACCGGATGGCTGCGGAGCAAGCTCAAAGATGCGGCAGGATTCGCCGCGCCAGTCGTTCGGCAAGACCATACCAACGCCGATGCGCTGGTTAGTCGTGTGCGCCATCTGGTCGCGGAAGTCGGCTGGAACGTAGCACCACACCCCGATGTTCGGGTGCCCGAAGAACAGCACGCCGAAGGCATGGCAAAAGAAGACGTGCTTCTCGTCGTTCGCGCCGACCCACCGCGTCTGCCCTTGGTAGTGGGCGCGCCAGAACGGCATCGGTTGCGACGAGTCGCCCCGGTCGGCGGTGTGTGAGTAAAGCACCTCCTCCCACCGGGTGTTCGTGGTCTTGTCGTAGACCTCGACGGCGAACAACTTGGTCCTGCCGTCCTGCGTGAACAACTCCGTTCGGGCGGGCGGCTCGGACGTCTCGAGCATCGGCGCTTCGCAGACCCACACCGACACGACCTGCGTGTGCCCAAAGTCGGTGATGATGCCGGTGGCACCGATCTGCCGAACAAATGCGAGGCCGCTAGTTGCCGGCTGCGTGTTGGTCGCCGTAAACGACCCGATCTGCCCGAACCCAGGGCGCACCTGGTGTCCGTTGCGACGGACGAAGGTGTTCTGGAGGAACGCCCCGCGGTCGATGCTGTCGGCACCCCCGGTGGAGGGCAGCACGTCGGTCATTTGGCTGATGTTTGCCATTCAGACCCCGTACACGTCGAGCGGCACGTTCGCGCCGTCCTGCATCCACCCGTTGACCATGAAGGCGCGCAACTTGTCGATGCGGTTGGCGACAACCACGTCGTTGACCTGGTGCTGCATCCCGTCGCGGACCTGGTAGTAGTCCCTGATGGCGATCATGGCGATGATATCATGGAACTTGTTGAGGTCGTCGACGTACTCGTTATCGCCCGACGCCTCTTTGGTCCAGTCGACGTTTTGCTCGGGGATGTACCAGAGCCGCATGTCCGTCGAGAAGACGCGGTCGAACACGATCGAGCGGTTGATGATCTGGTAGACGCCATCGGACGGGAAGGTGATGGCCTCAACCGGACGCACGCTGTGAAGGTGTCCCGAGCGAGACAGCAAGCGCACCACATCGCCGTTGTCGTCGAGCGTCGCGATGCGGAGCGGTCGTTCCATGCGGACGCCAGCGGCGGCAGACGGCCCGAGAAGCACGGTCGCACCAGAGCCGATGGGGTAGATCGACGCATTGGTGACGGTGAAGTCGACGCTGATGGCGTAGTAGAACGGATCGACAGCAGCGACCTCCGAGCGGAAGACCTCGTAGGCGTTCTGGAGCGCAAGTTGTCGCTGCGCTGGCGTGATGAAGGACGTGTCGCTCTCGTCGGCGAACTGCTGAAAGAGGCTGCTGATCTGGTCGACGAACATCTGGCCTCCTACGGCGCGCCCTGCACCCGGTTGGACATCGACCCGCTCTTGTCCTGCATGTTGGACTTGTCGCTCTGAACAGGCTTGGCGCCACTTGCGCCGTCCTGCCTGCGCTGGTCAGGCGCCGCAGGCGCACCAGCGACCGGGCCGGCTCGGTTGCCGGGCTGTGAGCCGGTCGGGGCGGGGCCTTGAAGACCGGCCTGCATCTGCGCGATCTGCATGTGAGCCGTCCGGTAGACCTCGAAGACGTTGTTGCGGATTTGCAGCGCGTCGATGGCGTTCTGGTCCCCGAGCGTCGCGCGCTGGTAGAGTTCGGCGGTGCCTTCCTCGTACAGCGGCGAGGTAATGTATTCGCGGAACACGGCCACGATGGCCTCGATGGTCGTTGGGTCTTCGACCCACTCGACCTCGTAGCCGCTGATGACCTGGCCGAGCAGCCGCTTGGCCGTCGACAGCGCCTTCATGCGGTCAAGCTCCGCTCGTCGGTCGATCTTCATGCTCAGGTTTCGCAGGAGAACGTCAGGCGGAAGGGCTCCGAGTTGTGCGAGTTGCATGAGCATGTTGTCGCGACCCTCTTGGTCTGCGACAAACAGTGTTCCCGCCTCGATGTAGACGTCGGGCTTGTCGATGAGGTCGGCCTTACGGACGATGCGGATCACGTCTCCACCGAAGGTTGGGTCGAACAGCGAAACGCTCCGTTTGTCGACGCCGTACTCCTTCCACAGCGCGACGGCGGTCTTCGCTGCCGCGCAGAGCGCCTTCTCGACCTCCTCGCGGCACATGGTGAGTTGCTGAATGTCCTGGTTGATGAGGGTCTGCATCGACACGGCTGCCGAGATTCCCGGCGACCGCTTGCCCATGGTCATGCCGTGCATGCCGGCGACGTCTTCCATCTCGCCCATGAGCCGGGCTTGGATATCGAACAGGTGCGCCGGCATCGGCGGGGCCGGAACGCGCTCGGGCTTGCCGCCGAGGGCGTTGTAGACGATGGGCTGCCCTGCCCGGTTCGACAGGTCGCCGGTGTTGACGTTGGCCTGCATCGGGATGAGCCACATCGGGTTGCTCATCAAGCGAGCGCCGTCGAGCAGGATCGAGCGGAAGATGTTGTATTCGACCTGCTGGTAGAGCAGCGGCCAAAGCTGCGAGACGCCATACAGCCTCGCCGGCATGACGGTGAAGCGCATCAAGGCGATCGGCGTCGCCCCCTCTGGATACTCGCTCTGCTCAATCCACCCGCTGTCCTTCTCGACACCAGGGCAGAAGACGCCACAGCGCCCGTCTCGGAAATAGACGTACCACAGCTCGATACGCCTGCCATCGAAGGAGTATTCGACGGTGTCGCTTCCGTTCGTGTTCGTTCCAGACGCCTCCGTCTCGAACGCCTTGGCAAACTTGGGCCATAGCGATGCAGCCTCCGACCGTGTCACCACGCGCCTGCATGCGGACCACTCTGCGTCCTCGGGGCGGATGGCCTCGGCTTCAAAGAGGATGTCGTAGGCGTTGACCATCTCGGTGACGGCGCAGCCGTCCTTGACGTAGGTGTGCAGCGCGGCGTTGCCGCACGCCGACAGCCAGCGCGCGCACTCGTTGAGCGTCTCGCTGATCTTGTTGCGGGAATGCCACTCCTGCACGCAGTACGACACGGCGAGTTGTCGAAGCTCGTCGTCGTAGGCCGGACTGCGCGACACCACGTTGAGGTTCGGCATCTGCGTCTTGAGCGCGGCGCAGGTCGACTTGTAGATGGGGAGCAGCCGGTTGACGATCTGCCGGAACGACTCGCTGCCGAGCCGGGCCTTCATGTCGTCGAGCCACCGCTCTCGGGTGTTGCCCTGCTGCCCGTCGAGGAATGCGAGGGACGTGTCCCACTTGCGGACCTCGTTCGCTCGCCAACGTCGGGCGCGAACGATCTCACCGGCGAACTCCGACGAGAGCGCGCCCTTCTCGGCGAGCCCGTACTCGGTCGGGAGGTCGTTGTCGACGTCGTTCGGTGAGAGGGTCTTGACCTTCATTTGCCGCCCTCGAACATGGCTTTCTCAGCGAAGTTGCCTGCCGTGCCGCCGATTGCTGAACCGATTTTCGTACCCGCAGGGCCGAAGTAGGTGCCGGCGACGCCGCCAACAACACCACCAATCGCCGACCCGATGCCGGTCGTCCGGTAGGCACGCCTCGCAGCGAGAGCGCGGAGCGCGTCCTCGCGCTGCTCGTCGTTGTTGTTCCCGATCGGTGCGAGGTCGTAGATGCGCTGAACCTGGGGAACCTCGAAGCCGAGCTGCTCTCTCGCTCGCCCGTAGTCGAACATTACGCCTCCGGCGGGCCTCCAGGCGCGCGGTCGTCGAGCGGGGCGCGCATCGGGGCCATGAAGTCCTCGACGGTCACGCCGCGAGTTCCAGCACCATACCCGACCGCAGCCTCGATTTCACTCGGGTCTGCGTTGCGGACGGCAACGCGCGTCCTGAACCTGCCGAGCGCCTGGGCGAGCGACAGCGACGACTCGCTCACAAGGAGCAGCGCCGCCTCTGGAAGTTCAGCGAGCGCGCGCCGCCACGGCATTACTCACCGTCCTTGTCGTCTGACTCGTCGGCGCTCGCGCTCTTGGCCTCGCGACGCTCGTGCGCCTGCAAGTCGCCAGCGCGGTAGTCCGACTCGGCACAGAGGTAGGACAACAGCTCAGCCCGCGTCATCGAGTTGGCCTTGTCGGCGATGTCGGTCGCGGCAGCCAGTTCGACGAGTTGATACCGCTTCATCTTCCAGATCGCCGTGCGGGACGGGAAGGTCATGATCGGACGCAGCGACGGGGGAAGCTCGACCTTCGCGGAGAAGGACTGCGCCATCTCCGAGATGCTGTCCCGAAGCGCCTGGACGGTCGCTTCGAGGCTGGCGATGCGCTCGCTCTCAGGCTTGCTCTTGTCTGCCTGCCCGAGCCAGTCCTCGTCGGTGTGGACGTTGCCGGTGACGCCGATGCGGTTGAGTTCCTGGGCGAGCGACGAGTTGAAGGTGTTGAAGGTGACGACGTTGCGGTCGGTCATTGCCTTGTTGACCACATGCCCGCCACGGATCTCGATGACGGTGCGACCCGCCCGGTGCTTCGGCACGTTCTCACGCAGGGGCGCGAGACGCGGGTCGGTGTGGATCTGCGACCCGGTGTAGACGCCATCCTCGACGGGGTAGAACTGCGACATGGTCACCTCCTCATGTTGGTAGCGCGGGGTGGATTTGAACCACCGGCCTCTTGGGTATGAACCAAGCGAGCTGCCTGACTGCTCCACCGCGCTATCTGCCCCGTGTCGCCGGGGCCACGCGGACCTCTTAGGTCAGGCGACGGAGCTTCGTGTAGGCGACGCCAGCGGCCGACTGCGTGCCACCCGCGACGACCGACCAGCGCAGCACATCGCCGTTGGCGAACGAGTTGTTCGCCTTGCTGGCGGCCGGGATGCCGGGCAGCGGGTTGATGGCGCCGTCCTGCGCGAGCCCGGTGATGGTCGCGCCGACGACCGCCGCACCCTTCTTGAGGATGTAGGTGTTGTCCGTGGCGGCGTTGCCCACGTCCTGCTCGACCCACGCGTTGGTGACGGCCCACGTCGTGCCAGCCGGCAGGGCGAGGGTGATGTCCTCGTCGCCGGTCGCGTTTGCGATCGCGGTCGCGATCAGGACCTCGACCTGCGGCGCGGTGGCGTCGTTGGCGAGCGCCGCGACCTTGGCGCCGGTGACGCTGCCGGTCGCGAGCTTGCCGGCGACGATACCCGCGTCGTCGGCCAACTTGCCCGTGGGGATGGCCAGGTCCTCGATGCCGTTCGAACCGAAGTCCGAATCGATCTTCTGGATCACCTGGAGGTTCTTGGTCCCGTCCGTGTCCTCTTTCCAGACATGGATGAACTCGTCGTTCGCAGCCATGTTGTTCTCCTTGTCGTCGCCTCAGCGACCGTTGTTCAGTCAGAGGGCGGCGGCCAGCCCTTGCTGACCGCCGCCCCCGAGCGACTAGACGCGGGAGATCCCGCAGATGAGGCCGTTGCCGCAGTTCGGCGCCTGCGCGACGAGCTGGAAGATGCCGTAGAGCGTCGCGATGGCCGACGCGGTGCCGGCCGGGTCGTCACGCCAGAACGGGCCATCGGGCTGGCCGTCGTAGCGACGCCAGTCGATCATGACGCCGCCGCTGTCCATCGGGACGAGGATGGTCCAGTCCTCGAGCCGCGTCCACAGGAGCAGGCCGTCGGGCATGTTCTTGCAGGTGCGGAACATCTCGCCGGCGATCTCCAGCGAGTTGGGCACCATGTCGACGGTGCTCTTGCTCTGGAGGTCGCGCCGGGCGGTGACGGTCGACGAGATCGAGGTGACGCCATCGACGTAGGCCGCCCGCACGAACGGGTTGCACCACACCGAGGTCGGGAGTTCGCCGCCCTGGACCTG